AAACAGTTAGAAGAGCAAGCGAATTATTTTTTCAAAACAGTATGCAAAACAACGCAACATTAGAACACGAAATGGAGATTAACAATTTAACTGTTGTTGAATCGTGGATTGTTGAAGATACTGAAATGGATAAATCTAAAAAGTATGGTTTAAGTGTACCTAAAGGCACGTGGATGATTTCAATGAAAGTAGAAAATGAAGATGTTTGGAACGATTACGTTAAAACTGGAAAAGTTAAAGGTTTTAGTATTGAAGGTTATTTTGCAGATAAAGCACAAGTTAAAGACCCAAGTTTGCAATCACAATGGAGCAAAGAGTTAGAAGCTATTGAAGAAGAAGAAGCTGAGTATATGCTTAGTAATATTAAAGCACTAATTAAAAAAGATAAAAGAACTAAATCAGGCAAAAACATTGAATTAGAAACTTATAACGATTATCCTCAAGCAGTTAGTAATAATGCTAAAAGAGGTATTGAACTAAATGAAAAAGTAAATAATAAATGTGCAACACAAGTTGGTAAAATAAGAGCGCAACAATTAGCACAAAAAGAAAATATTAGTTTATCAACTTTAAAAAGAATGTATTCATATTTAAGTAGAGCGCAAGAGTATTATGATGAAGGAGATAAAGAAGCTTGTGGTACAATTTCTTATTTATTATGGGGTGGTAAAGCTGGTTTAAGATGGTCAGAAAGTAAATTAAAACAAATAGAAAATGAGAAGTAAAAGATTTAAAACACCAAGTAATACATCACCTAAAAATACTAAGCGTGGTTGCTTATGTCCAGATGGTAAAAGATACAGCAATAAATGCTGTGACGGTAGCCTACAAGCACAAGGTATAGGTAAGATATAAAAAAAGCCACTCTTTTGAAGTGGCTCTTTTAACTATAAGTTGTATTTTATTATTGTAATTCTATAGTTCTGTTTTCAATACCATCAACTAAATAATCTATTAAATCACATTCATCTTTTTCGTTTAATAAATTTTCATTAATAGTTATGTGAGCAAAATTAGTTTTATTGTTTAAATGGCCATAACCAATTTCTTCTAAATTATAATAAACATCTAAATTAATAGAATCAATATCTCTTGAATTAGACCTTACAACTTGAATGTTATTTAAATTTAATTTTTCTTCTGTTTTTACTTCGATTGTTTTTGTTCTTGTTATTGTCATTTGTTTTGGTTTTAATTAATAATTTATGTAAATATAAATATAAATATTTAATAAACAAGCATTTTATAAAAAAAAGTTCAAAAAAAATATAACAGTAAAGGTTTTCAAACGTTTATAGGTATATACTCAAATTATGAAAGCAAACGAAATACTAAACAAAATAAAAAATATTGTTGGTGAAAAAGTTAATCTTTCTGAAGAAAAAATAGAAATGGCTGAAATTACATTAGAGAACGGAACTATTTTAGTTGCAGAATCTTTTGAAGCTGGAAAATCTGTATTTATTAAAACTGAAGATGAGCAAATTGCTTTACCTGTTGGTGAATATAAATTAGAAGAAGGTAAAATTTTAGTTGTAACTGAAGAAGGTTTAATTGACAGTATTAAAGAAGCTGCTGAAGAAGAAGTAGTTGAAGAAGAATTATCTGAAGAATCTAATGAAGAAGTAGAAACTGAATTAGAGGAAGAAGAAAAAGAAGAAATGAAATATGTAACCAAAGAAGAGTTCGCATCTGCTGTTGAAGAAATCAAAGCAATGATTGACGAAAAATTTGGAGACAAAGAAGAAATGAAGGAAGAAGTAATAGAAGAGAAAGAAGAACTTTCTGCTGTTGCTCCTGAACCTGTAAAACATAATCCTGAAGCTGAAGTTGATAACAAAGTAAATTTTCATATTGCAAGCAATAGAACAGCAACAACTAAAGACAGGGTTTTTGATAAAATTTTTAACAATAATTAAATAATAAAAAAATGGCGACAACAACAAGTATAACAAGTACTTACGCTGGAGAATTTGCTGGGAAATATATCTCTGCTGCTCTTTTAAGTGCTAACACAATTGATAAAGGCGGTATAGAAGTAATGCCTAATATCAAATATAAGTCTACTATGAAAAAAGTAGCTACTGATGCAAACGTAATTAAAAACGCTTCTTGCGATTTTGATGCAACTGCTACAGTAACATTAACTGAGAGATTACTACAACCAGAAGAATTTCAAGTAAACTTACAATTTTGTAAGCAAGATTTTGTATCTGATTGGGAAGCTGCTCAAATGGGATATTCTGCATTTGATAAAATGCCACCATTGTTTTCAGATTTCATTATTGGCCACGTAGCTGGTTTAGTAGCTGAAAAAACTGAAAAGAACATTTGGGAAGGTGTTAATGCTAATGCTGGCGAATTTGATGGATTAGCAACTTTAGCTTTAGCTGATGCTGATGTAAATGATGTAACTGGACAAGCTGTAGATGCTGCTAACGTAGTTGGAGAATTAGGAAAAATTGTTGATGCAATTCCTTCTTCACTTTACGGAAAAGAAGATGTACACATCTACATTTCACAAAACATTGCAAGAGCTTATGTAAGAGCTTTAGGTGGATTCGCTGCTACTAATAGTGGTGTTAATGCACAATCTCATATGTGGTACGGTGATGGCGCACTTTCTTTTGATGGTGTTAAATTATTCGTTGCTAATGGTCTTAATGACAATACTGCAATGGCTGCTCAAAAGAGTAACTTATATTTTGGTACTGGTTTACTTTCGGATTCACAAGAATGCAAGGTTCTGGATATGTCAGATTTGGACGGTTCGCAAAATGTAAGAGTTGTTATGAGATACACCGCTGCTGTAAACTACGGAATAGGTTCTGATATCGTTCTTTACCACGTTTAAGAAACAAAATAATAATTAGGGAGCTGAAATGCTCCCTTAATTTAAAACAATAACAAATGGCTTGCGATTTAACACAAGGAAGAAAAGTACCCTGTAAAGATGTTATTGGTGGAATAGTAAGAGCTTGGTTTGTAGATTTCGGAGATTTAGGAACTGTAACCAAAGTAGACGACGAAATTACTGATTTATCTGGTACATTTACTTGCTACCAATATGATTTAAAAGGAACTAATAGTTTGGAAACTGCTATTACATCCTCAAGAGAGAATGGCACAACATTCTTTGAAGAAACATTAACTTTAACACTACCTAAATTATCAAAAGAAGATAACAAGGAATTAAAACTAATGGCTTACGGAAGACCTCACATTGCTGTTGAGGATAGAAACGGTAACTTTTTACTATGTGGCTTAGAACACGGAATGGAAGTAACTGGTGGAAGTATAGCTACTGGTACTGCTTTTGGAGATTTAAGTGGATATTCACTAACTTTAACTGGTCAAGAATTAGAACCAGCTAACTTTATTAGTGGTGGTACTGCTGCTGACCCTTTTGCTGGAATGAGTTCTGCAACTGTAACAGTTACTGTAGGAACAAATAGTTAAAAAATACGCGATTAAATAATTGTGTGATTCATAATATATGTTTGATTGGAGGGGAGGGAGTGATTAACCTCCCCTTTTTTAGTAAAAAAATATGCAAATATTAACAACAAGTGGTTCACGAATTATTAACTTTATACCAAGAGAAACAATTTTAGGTACAAAAACTTATAAATTAGTGATAAAGTCAGAGGCACAAAATAAAGTTATAGCAACAGATGTTGATGCAACGTTTGCTGAACTGGATTACTATTATCAATATTCAACTACTCAAGCATTAATTGAAAATCAATACTATACTATTACAATCACCAATACAACAGATAGCACAATAATTTTCAAAGACAAGATGTATTGTTCAGACCAAACACTTTCAGACTATGAGATTTCAAACGGTGTTTATATAGAACAAAGCACAGGAGATAATCAATTTATATATTATGGATAATTTACATTTAATACAATTAGGCCAATACGAAAGGCCAACAATCACAGAGGAACGTAATAAAGATTGGGTATCAATAGGTGATAACAATGATTATTACCAAAGTTTGATAGATGCTTATATGGATAGCACAACAAACAATGCAGTAATTAACGGTGTTGTTAATCAAATTTACGGAAAAGGTTTAGATGCTACTGATTCAGCTGAAAAGCCAGACCAGTATGCACAAATGAAAAGTTTAGTAAAACCTCACGATTTAAGAAACGTTTGCCAAGATTTAAAGCTATTAGGTGAAGCAGCATTTCAAATAACTTACAATGGTTCTAAAATATCAGCAATAACACACTTTCCAAGAGAAACGTTAAGAGCTGAAAAAATGAATGATAAAGGCGAAATAAAAAACTATTTTTATTCTGCTGATTGGACAAAAGTTAATAGAAATACAAAACTAAAAAAGTTTCCAGTTTTTGGTAGTGGCGCACAAAATGAAATATTTATTATAAAAAGATATGTCACAGGTTTCTACTACTACGCTCCAGCGGACTACAACACCGCCTACGCCACACTTGAGAACGAGATTGCTTGTTATTTAATTAATGATACCCAGAACGGCTTCAGTGGTACAAAGGTGGTAAACTTTAATAACGGCGTTCCAGATAGAGAGAAACAACTTGCTATTAAGAATGATGTAATGCAAAAACTAACTGGTAGCTATGGCGAAAAAGTAATTGTAGCATTTAACAATAATGCAGAATCTAAAACAACTGTTGAGGATATACCACTAAATGATGCTCCAGCACACTATTCTTATTTAAGTGAAGAATGTTCTAAGAAAATTATGCTAACACATAGAGTTACTTCACCATTATTACTTGGATTATCTTCAGCTAATGGTTTTTCTTCTAATGCTGATGAAATAGAGAACGCTTCAAGGCTTTTTAATAACGTAGTTATACAACCTTACCAAAACCTTTTAATTGATAGCTTAGATGCAATTTTAGCTGTTAATGATATTAGTTTAAATCTTTACTTTAAAACTATTGAACCACTTGAGTTTATGGATTTAGAGAATATTGAAGGTGAAGAAGCTATTGAAGAACAAACTGGAATAAAAGAAGAAGAAACTACAGAGCTTGAAATAATGGCTTCTAAGAGTGTTTCTAATAAAGATAGTGATAAACTATTAAAAGATGCTTTAGATTCGCTTAAAGGCGTTAAAATGGATTCTGAAGATTTTGAAATAGTTGATATTAGAGATTTAGATGATGAAAATGAAAGTGTTGAGGATTGGGCAAAATCAATGATTCAATTAAGTGATGTTGTAGATAGTAAAGAAGATGGTTTTTCTACTTTAGATAAATCAATGTATAAAGTAAGATACAAATATGCTAAAGGTAGTAGTAGAGGTGGAGAAAGCAGAGAGTTTTGTAAAGAGATGATGAGCAGAACAAGTGCTGGTATTGTTTACAGATTAGAAGATATTGATAAAGCAAGCAGAGATATGAACTTTAAAGCTGCTAAATTACCAATGCATAACGGTCAAAAATACGATTTGTTTAAATTTAAAGGTGGTGTTTATTGCAGACATAAATGGCAACAGATTTTATACAAAATTAAAAAAGGAAAAGAAGTTGGTAGTGATGATTTAGATGATTATAAAAAAACTAAATCTATTCCAAAGAGTTATGAACCAAAACCAAGAGGTAGAAAACAAGCAGTAAAAGCTCCTGTTAATATGCCTAATAACGGACATCACCCAAATTATACAGGAAAATGAGTAAAGCACTATTTGTAACAAGACACGATATTTCAGTATTTACTGCTGCTAATGGTAATATAGATAATGATAAACTGTTACCAAAAATTTTGATTGCACAGGACATACATATACAGAATTATTTAGGTACTGATTTGTATAATAAAATACAAGCTGAAATAGTTGCTGGTACATTAGCTGACCCTTACTTAACTTTGTTAAATGATTATATAAAACCAATGCTACTACATTGGAGTATGGTTGAATACTTACCTTACGCTGGTGTAAATATTGCTAATGGTGGTATATATACAAAGAATCCTGAAAATAGCACAGCATTAAGCAAAGAACACGTAGATAGTTTAGTTGAGAGAAGTCGAACTACAGCACAGTTCTACACAAATAGATTTATAGATTGGATGCAAAATAACGCAGCTGGATTAATACCTGAGTATTATAGTAATTCTCAAGAAGATATGTATCCAGATGACGTTGCAGATTTTGGTGGTTGGGTACTTTAAAAAATAAAAAGAAATGAGTGACACTTGGGGTAAAGGTTCAGTAAATAACAACATAGGTTGGGGACAAGCTGCTGGAAGTGCAACTAATAATTGGGGTGAATCTCAAAAAACAAGTTGGGCTGGTCAAACTGATATTGTAGGTATAACTTCTGTTTCTATTGCTTATTCATCAAGTGCTTTCTGTGCTGATGCAAGCGACCCTACACCAACGATAAGCAATAATGCTGGAGTTGGTACATTTAGTTCAACTGCTGGTTTAGTATTTATTAGCACAACAACTGGTGAAGTTGATATTGATGCTTCTACTGTAGGAAGTTATTTAATTACTTATACAGATACAGATTCTGCAACTGCTACATTTAACTTAACTATTAACGCATTACCAACTGTTATTGTAAGTGTTTCTGCTGGTACAATTTGTGATGGAGAAAGTACAATATTAACTGCAAGTGGTGCTTCTACCTATGTATGGAATGATGGTAATACAGATAATCCAAGAACAGTTTCACCAACTACAACAACTTTATTTACTGCAACTGGTACAGATTCTAATGGTTGTACAAGTTCTGGTGGAACTACAATTACAGTTAATCCTCAAGATAGTGCTGCTTTTAGTTATTCTGCAAATACTTATTGTGCTAATGGAACAGACCCAACACCAACAATAACTGGTACTGTTGGAGGTGCTTTTACTTCTACTGCTGGATTAAGTATAAACGCTTCTACTGGTGAAATAGATTTAGATGCTTCAACAGTTGGAACTTATTCAATTACTTATACAACTACAGGAGTTTGTCCAGATAATCAAAGTGTAAACATTACAATTAACGCTGCTGACAATGCTGGATTTGCTTACTCTGCGAGTAGTTACGAACCAACAGATGCAGACCCAACACCAACTATTACTGGATTAACAGGTGGAACGTTTAGCGGAACTACTGGTTTAGTAATTAACTCA